ATTTGCTGCTGTTCTTCAAGCTCGGCTTGCCACTGCCAGCCGTCGTCGTCTGGCGCGTCCATCTAGGACACCTTGCAGCGTTGGTATTGGCGAGACACATTCGGCGGGACATACGCACCGCTGATCCGAACGAGGGGCTCGATGCCACGCCGCGTAAGGTCCTGCTTCGCCGCACGCTGGCGCTGTTCCGTGCGCGCTTGCAGTGCTGCAAATTCGGCGTCGAGAATCTCGGCTTGCGAGAGGCGCACATTCGTCTGGACGTGGCGCAGATCATTCAGTGACTTGGCGATCAGTTGCATACCGGGCTCCGGGAGAAAGTAAGTACGATCATCACGGCGAGAGCCATTGCGCACGCGCCAGCAGAGAAAGCGAGAAACAGGTCGTTGACCTTGCATACGCTAGCTACTACGGTATCCGTAGCGTGCAAATTTTTTTCCGCGACGTCGGCCTGACGCGGGCGGAAAATCGCTGCGGAGCATAATAATAACGCGGACTTCAGTTGCGATGCAGCGTTCATGGTGATTTCGTTCCGTTCGTGGTTTTGGTTTGTGTTTTGTCCTGCTGAGATGAAGGATACTAAAACGGTATCCGTAGTGCAAGTGGTTTCGCGAAAAAAAATGTGCGAGTGCCTACAACCGCATCCACGTCTGATAGTCGGCTTCGCTCAGTCGATCACCTGGCAGCGCTGGCTTTGCGTCTGGCTTGTGCGAGTCGCAATACTCGCGGCCTTCGTGCTGCCAATGCGCCTTCACGCGCGGGCCTAACTTGCGGCACACGCAGCAGTAGCGCCAGCCGCCTCGCTCGATCATGTCTTTCGTGATCCGCTTCATGGCTGGGCCGCCTGTGAGCGAGCGAGCTGCCACAGCCGCGGATCGGCCTTGGTCATGGCGTCCAACAGAAGCCGCTTTTCTTCGAGATAGGTGACAGCGAACTTGGGATCGTGCTTGACGATGATCGACGTGTTGCTGATTAGGTCGGCGCACTTGATCGTCTGTATCCAAGCAGGCGCCGCAGCCAGTCGGGCCCGTGACGCAGCCTTGCGCGCGGCGCGGTTCCCCGTTTCCTGGTCAGACAGCAGAATGACGCCGGCCGTCACGATCTCGCCGAACTGCTCGCGCAAGGTTTCGGCAGACACGCCCTGATCTTCGATGCAATCGTGCAGCCACGCAACGGCTACCGCGTGATCGGTATCTAGCGCGACCGTCGCCACGATGCCCGCCACCTCGGCCAGATGGTCTACATACGGGTTGCCGGTGTACTTGCGCACCTGATCCTTGTGCGCTTCACGAGCAAACATCATGGCTCTGTATGCGATGCTCATCAGTGCACTCCCGTCGCGTGAAAGGTGCGATGCGTCTGGCCGGCGATCTGTACGGATGCTTGCAGGGCAGAGGCGGATTCGATGCAGCGTGCGGCCAGTTTGGCTTCATCGCTCTTTGGCGCATTTGGGGAGTCATACATGCAGCCGTTACTGCATGAATACCCTTGCATACCGACATCTTTCGCGTACTGACATTCGGAATCGCATTGGTGGACGGCCAGCAGCGCGTCGGCGGCAGCTTTCAGCGCGTCAATTGCGTCGATGATCTTTTCGGGGCTGACTTGCATCATTCACCTCGCTTCTCAATGGCGCGCACCACTTGAGCGCATGTTTCGGCGTCAAACCAGCCGATATGGCATTCCTCGACGTTCTCGATTCCGAGTGCTCCAGCCAGCCAGCGATACGCTTCAGTTCGCGTCATGCGCTTGTCCTGCCAGAGCGGATTGAATGCCGCTTTCGCCTTCTTCCGCGCCTCTCGCGTAGGTGCGTCGGCAAGGGTGCCAAGGGGAATCGCCGTGAACGGGTGCATGCCAACATAGGCACCGCAGCCGTCGCCATCAGCGCCGTCGCATGCATACGCCCAGGGCCACTCGCCATAAGGACGACCATAGATTGCTGAGTTGTTGACGATCTCGACCGGCTTTGCACAGTACGGGCACTCGATCGGTGCCGGAAGCGGGTTCCGAACGCGCGCGATAGCCTTCCGCGATGGGTTCCACGGAGTTTTGATGCCGCTGGCTTGGTCGAACGCCTGTTGCATGGCGCTCATGCTTCGCCTCTAGCGCGAATCATGGCATCGGCCATTTTGTAGGCATGCTGCGCGATCCGGTCATAGGCTTCCGGTATGTCGTGCAGATGGCTTTGTGGCATAGGTACGGCCGCCATCGCCTTCGCTGCGAAATAGTCGCGCATTGTCAGACCGCCGAACTGCCATGTTTCGTAGCCGTCTTGATGCCCGTATGCGCTCTCATTCGGCGCGCCCGCTTCGCGCGTGCTAACCGGAAATGCCGGGCCGCCGTCTTTGATCTTGCTCATGATTGGCTCCCGGTGGCTTTGGCGATTGCGGCGCGGGCAAGATTGCGCAAACCTTGTGGAGTCAGATACTCGTCGTCCTCGCCTTTCAGCAATCGCTGAAGCGCTTCGAGAAGCTCTGGCGCAGCGGCGATCAGGCGCGCGTTGGCAAGCAATTCCTGATCGGCAGGATTGCTCGTGCTCGGGTAGTCGGCGTAGAGACACGCATGCCGCAGCTTTTCACTTTGGTTTTTTGGCGGAAACGGCCCGATCTTGTGGCAGATCCCGACAGAGGTTGTCACCGTTTCCAGAGTCCACGGACCCGGCGTATGCTTGATCTCGCTCATTGCATGACTCCCTAGAAGGACAGTATTTCGTCACAGTGACGGCGGAACGATTCGAGCTTTTCAGGAGTGGCCTCTTCAACTCCAGAAACCTCTCCATCTTTTCCGCTCAGGAAAGTTTCAAAAGCAGCTTGCGACGCGTCGTCTTCTCCTTCGTGGTCGTCTACCTCGACAAGAACAGACTTCCAAATCGCTATCTCGACCTTGAACCATTTGCTCATCACTCACCTCCAGCCAGCCGGCGCTTGACGATGACTTCCTTCGCATCGGTCAGCAGCGTGTGAATCGTATGCAGGTCGTCTTTGTTGCCACGCGCCAGAGCGCTCATGAACGACTCTCGTTGCGGGCCGGTCAGCTCGACCAGCAGTTCCATCAGGTCGTCAAACGTGACCTCGCGCTCGATCTGCTCGCGGCGATCTTCTGCGGCCAGTGCTGCGTTGTCGGCTGCTTCGAGATCCCGGTCGAACAGCCAATTGCCGTATGCTTGCGTGCGGGAAACTAACTGCGGTACGTGTGGCATGATTCCGTCCTTGTTGTTTGGCTACGAATACTGCGTTGGTGTGTCGATGAGATGAACGATACCAAAAAAGTATCCGTCACGCAAGCGAAGAATCACTGTTGCGTTTCTGCCTCACGCGGAATCCACGATCTGCGCTCGAACGCTGGCCGTAACTTCTCGTGCGCTGACTTGCGTAAATCCGCGATTGCTGGCGTCACCTTGGCTGCTGCTCGCGCGACCGTCTGCGGGTGGATGGCGCACTCGCGCGCAATGCGATTCAGGCTAGGGCAATATCCTTCGCCAAATACAAACTCGCGCACGACCAGCATGTGAACCATCGCGCGATTGCGGTGCGCTCCTTCTACCAGGCACACAAGCCGCTCTACGCCCGCGTGACGCTCTCCGCGCTCTCCACCATAGGTGGCATCCAGCAGGGCGCGCTGATCGAGCGAGAGGTGCGATTCAATGACGTCATGCACGTATTGCGCCTGTGCTTTCTTCTCGTGGACCGATAGCAGCAGGGCGGCGCCGTCAGGTCCGGTGTACTCGCCAATCTGCCCGATCTTGATGCCGGGCCGCGCGCGCCAGGTGTAGGCGAAGGAAAGCGCTGCATCCATCGAGCGGAACATCGGCGCGCGACTGTCGTCTTCCGGCTTAGGAGTGCGAAGGGTGAGCCGGCCAAGCGAGCTTTCGTGTGCGGTGCATACTTGCATAGCGGTTCCTTGGTCAGTGGAGCGGGGCGGAAAGCAGATCTGGGGCGGCTTGGACGACTTTCACCAGCTTTCCAGATGTCGGGCATACGCGGCGCGACGGCTCGATGACCAAGCCTTCAGCGCGCAGCTCGGCGACGCGGCCACAAACTGAGCCGAGGCGCATGCCGGTCAGCGTCGCGATGTTGGTTCGCGTGAATCCGACGTCTGGAACGCTTCGAAGCAAAGCAAGGATGATTGCCTGCTGACGCGCTTTGGTCCCGTCGTCGGAAATCTCGAGATACGATAAGAAACTGGTCTCTGCGCTTCCCCTCATGCTGCCTCCGCTTGTTTAAGTCCCAAGATGTATTGCGGCGATTCGTAGTTATCGCACCTCAAAGGTTGGCTCCGAGCAGTTCTGCGCAAACCATCAGCGCCATGGCTGCGTAGAACTGCCAGCTATTTACGGTGATTCCTGCTGTAGCCAGCACAATTCCCGCAGCGCCAAAAATGATGCCGCCGATGATGAGCTTGCTCATGCTGCTGGCTCCGTCAGGCCGCGCCACCGATCGCCCGTCCAAGGGAAAGGCGCGTAAACTTTTGACGTTTCGCTTTTAGTCCAGCATCGACCATCCCAATACAGCCGATGCGGTTCGCCCGAGAATAGTGTGATGCTTGTTTCGTAGTAGCCGATATGTACTGGATTTACATATGCCGGGAACCATTTCGTCTTTTTCATCCCCCAACCCCCATGCGAACAATCGCGTTGACAGCGTTCAGCAGCGTCGGATCAACTTTCGGGAAACGGCGGTTGTCGCGGCGGTACTTGGCGTCGACCTCGGCTTCTGTCAGCTTCGGTCGTGGCGCTGGCGTCGGTCGCAGCGGTACGTTCTCGCCCTTGCCGATCACGTACCGGACAGCGCAGCGATAGCCGTTGTTGTCGATTGCGCGGAACTCCTGGTCGCGGCCCGGAACGCGCGCGCGGCGTAAGTATTCGTTGACCACCGATAATTCGCGCCCGATTCCATCGGATATTTCCTGCGCAGTGCGCGGCTTGCCGTCAGCCATCAGATTGCGAATTAAGTCGGCAGTGAATACGCGTGTGGTCATGCAACCTCCTGAATGCGCTCGGCCTTTTCTCGATAGCCGGCCGCAGCAATTGAACTGAATGCCCAAAACGCTGCATAGTCGAACTGGCCGTACCAGGCGAAAAGGATGACGACAGCGACGTCGCCAACCCCCGTCACCCATCGGGTGATTCTCGGAAGCGGTTCGAGATGCTTTCCTGGCTCGGCAAAGAGCGTCGCCACGCCGCAAGCCAGCGACACATACACCCAAAACCGGATGACGTTGCGCGCCCCCTCAATTCCGAAGCCGTACCACGCGACAGCGAGGCCAGCGAATAACGCGACATAGGCGATGTGTTTTATCGAGCGCTTCATGCGTGACCTCCGCTTGCGGATCGAGCGGCGGTCAGGGCGTCTGCGGCTATTTTCGCCATCTGCGATTCTCGCGCCGTAACCACTAGACCCTCAGAAGCCGGAATGTCGTGCAGTTCAATAATCGCCTCCAAGGCTTTGAGGATTGCTGCCTCGCGCGCAGCATCCGTCTGCGCTGTCTGAGTTGGCGGGTCGGTGTAGACGATGCGGCGTTTATAGTTATCTCCTGCACAAGCATCAAATATCGCCTTCGTGCTATCCATCCAGTAGCCCTCGCTCATTCGGATGGTGCGCGTTTGATAGATCGCCTCCGCAACCTGCGCCACATTGGCGGAAGTTGATGCGGCGCGGGCTTGCCATGCGCAGGCATCACGCCAGATTTGCCACGATGAGCGGGTGCTGACAGGCTCGTGAGCGTCATAGGCTCGGAATGCCGCGCGGCTTTCTTCGCTGTCACCGTCCCACGCCCCGCGCTCGTCCTGCTCGGCAGATTGCGCGGGCTGTTGTGGGGCGGCGAATACAACCGCTCGCCAGTGACCGCCAAACTTCTCGCATGCTGCGACAGCCTTTTCCTCGGAGTCGTACATGCGAATGAACTCGTCTTCTTCGTAGTAGAACCACGCCACCGGCTCTTGCCCCTTTTCGGTGGGGAGAGCGGCGCGTCGGCTCCAAGCAGCTTTCACCTTGTGAATTGCGAGCGCCTCAGATGACTCCGCGTATTGGGTGGAGAACGATGCTTCGCAAACATCGCAATCGATCCTTGCGGCGTAAGAATCGTGCTCGACCTGCTCAGAGGAGACCTCGAATTCAGCGCCACCGCAAAAAGGGCAGGCGTTAAGATCTTTCTCCGCCGCATCGCCGACCGATTCGCAATCCGCGATGCAGTTCTTCAATTCCGCCATCGCCAGGCGAATTTCTACGGCCGCGTGCATCGGATCGCATGCGTTTTCCAGCCATCGAGCCGTGCATTCCATCGAAAAAAGCACGCCGTCGAACGCGCGTTTTTGACGACTGCTGTATGTTTGTACAGCACTCCGACCTAATGATGCCTCGTTAGTGTTCATTCTCAGTTCCTTTTTTTATTTGTTCATATGAAAGATTTTTAGGCGATTTCGGACCTAAAAACCGATACCGTAAGTATAAACAGATACCGCCACGGTATCCATCAAATTCGCAAAAAAGATGTGCTTAGGCGCGAGCACGATGTGATTCCCAATCGAACGCCAGAACGCGACCGCCACCTTCCCGCAATCGATCAACGACTCGCGCTGACAGATACTTCTCGATTCCGCCTAGATCCTCGTTCGACGCAATGATGGTCGGTCGGCGCGCGTCGTACCGCCCGTTGAGTATCGCAAACAGAATCATCTGCTCGTTGTCGCCGCCGCCCTGAACGCCGACTTCATCGAGAATCAGCAGATCCGGGTCGACCATCCTTTGAATCGCTTCTCGCTCAGACATTCGCGAATCTCGGCGGTACGCCTCGCGCACAAACTGGACAGCCTCATACGTGCGCGCAAAGAGCGGAAGGGCACCGCGGCGAGCAACGACGCGCGCAATGGAGATCGCAAGGTGCGTTTTTCCTGTTCCGAACAGCCCGCACATGATGAGGTTTCGGCCGCTCGTGATGACGTCATCCCATTGGGCGGCGTACTCGCGGCAGGCGTCAAGCACCTGTTGCTGAGCAGGAGTTTCCGCCCGATACGTTTCGAACGATGCCGACTCGAAGCGCTTAGGGATGGCCGCGCCTTTCCACCCGCTCAGCAGAGCATCGCGCCGAGCTGTACGCGTTTGTTCTTCCTGCAACTTGAGGTTTTCTGCCTTCCGTCGATCATCGTTACACTTCTCGCAACCGGGCCAGCGCATAGCTCCTGCGAGAAATCCGCCCTTCTCTTTGTATTCTCCGTGAGTAGGGCAGATCGAGTCGCGCTCCTCGAATCTGATGTGCCCCATGAGCGCGCCGATTGCTTGCGGGTGCCTAGAATGTTCCGTCTGCATTGATACCCCTCCGATAGTCGATACCCTTGAAGTCCGCAGCCGTTACCGGCTTGCGGTATTGCATTGGCACGGTTGCCTTATGTAGCGAGTTCCAGACCTTTTGCAGATCGGTCAGTAGCACGCCGACAGGATGCTGAGCCTGCTCGTAGAATCCACCGAGCGTCAGGTAATGCGTTACGACAGCAGGCGCATTGTCGGCGCCGACCTGATCCACGATGCTTTTCAGTGAGGCGTTGACCTTCGCGTTTCGCAAAGGCTCTACGCCATAACGTTTTAAATACGCCACGCTGTAAGCATCCCAGGATGCAGACGATGCAGCCGGATCTTTCTTTGCGGCGCACTTCTTTTTCTGCGGAACCGGAGGCGCGCCAGCGTCGCCGGAAGGTGTTAAGTCATAGCTAAGAGTCAGTTCTTTCTTAGAGTCAGTCTTTACTTGTGTCGGATTAGGCGGCGACGGTTCAGCCGTCGACGGCTCAACCGTAGACGGTTCAGCCGGTGACGGTTTATCCTGCGATGGTAAAGGTTCGCCCACCGCTTTCATCGGTGCGTCTGACACGATGTAGTCATATCCGGCAAAGCTCCCGTCTGCGTTGTGCTTCGGCTTATCGCTGCGCGAGAGATAGCCGGCCGTCATCAACTCGGCGAGAATGGCCTTCACACCGTCTCGCTTTGTGTGGCCGCCAGCACCGCGCACGCAGTCTGCCGTTTCATTCACGAGCGCTGCGACCGACACTTCCCAATGGTCAGGTTTGCTGAGAAGGAAAATAAGCAGCCCGCGCGCGGGCCACGAAAGACGCTTGTCCCCGCTGATGGCGTTGCTGAGTACGTAGAAACCTGACTCGGGGCGTGCCCCGCGAACGATCGCCATTTACGCTTCCTCGTCTTTCGTATCCGCTTCTTGTTCGCAGTGTTCGAGCGGAACATCGGGCAGATTGGGGATTGGCTCGATCACGGCCGGGCCGCGCGCCTTGCCTACGAGCTTCGGCATTTCGTGGCGCAATCCGATCATGTCGATGACGGTCAGGTGCGGCTTGTTCGGTCCAACTAACTGCGCGCTGACTCGGGCGAATTCGAGCGCGCGCTTTTTGCCGACCACCTTGTGACCGTTGCGGATGTTGCTCCAGTAGATCGCGCCGATTCCGATCACGTCGAGCAACTGGTTGACGACCTTCGCCCCGTATGCATCGTGAA